CTTACGCCTGCTCGAGCTGCCATGACATGCTTGATGGCCGCGTGAAATCAATCTATCCAAAAGAGTATTTAAGGCTTGCTCACCTTGATGGGGTGCTTGAAACAATGACAATTCTGAAAGCAAAGGGACTGCTGTGAATAAATACAAAAACAAAAAGACAACACTATTCGGTATCACATTCGACAGCAAGGCTGAAGCAGATAGATACCTTGTCCTAAAGTCTGACTATCAGGCTGGACGCATACGAGAGCTAGAGCTTCAAAAGGTATTCATCCTTGCGCCGTCCGTAGTCGTGCAAGGCCGCAAGCGCCCACCACTAAAGTATATCGCTGACTTCGTGTATTACCGCGTTGATGGTACGCATGTTGTGGAGGACGTAAAAGGAATGGTGACTGATAGCTACAGGATAAAACGCCACCTTATGGCCTGCGTCCACGGCGTGGAAATTCAGGAGATTAAATGACTCTGCCATCTCACATGTATAGAGATCCAGCGAACCACGTCAAGTTTGAACGTGAGCTAATCCCATGCTACGGATGCGCACATTTAAAAACGCTATTCGATAAGCAGTATTGCGATAAGGGCAACAAAACCACTAAGAAATGCGCACAATACAAGGAGGCTGAATGACTAGAAACGAGCAGGTTTATACAATGGCGCAGGATTGGATTTACTGGCTTGATACGCGCAAGTTCTTCGGGGAAGCGCCACAGCAAAACATCTTGGCAAGGATGATTGCAGAGCGATCACAATCTAACGGAGTGCCAGATATTGAACTGAGTGCGGAAATGTCAGCGTTTAATTTAGCTGTATGTTCGTTGGAGGTCGGATTGTTTGTGCCGTTCATCGTTGTGTATTGCGGTTACAAGCCGAAGCCTATTAAGTGTATGGCTGATGAGATGTCGATAGGTCGCGATCAATTTTATGAGCGGGCGCATCGGGCAGCAAGTAGGATTGCTGGAACAACAAGGCAGCTTATTCGACTCAACGAGGAAATGCGGTCGGAGGTGTTGGGGTACGTCTAAGTGTCGGATTTTTACCCGACAAAATACCACCCGACAAATCAGCGGTTTATTGATACAATTTTACTACGGTGGCAGTAGTAGCCAAAACATTCTAAACCTCGCTAAATGCGGGGTTTTTTTACGTCAAACGAAAGGCAATCATGATAATCACCATTGAGCAATTGCGTGATCTGGCTACTGAAGCTGGGCATTACATCGACAGCGAAGTGCACGACTTCATCAGCTATGTTGAAGGCAGTGTCTGTGGTCAATGCAGTATTGATGCACCAGAACTCGCTGCTGTTGTTGACCAATCGCCAGAAGCGCTTGCGCCTGACGTTGTTGAGCCAACTGCCGCAGAAGAAGTAAAGCCTGCCACTGTTTAAGGATGCGCTGTGGCTGAAAACACCGATAAACCGGCACCCGATTGGGAGCGTATAGAGACAGATTACCGCGCAGGACTGTTATCAGTTCGTGAGATTGCGGCGTCTCAAGGTGTTTCTCATGTCGCAATTGCCAAGCGCGCAAAGCGAGACGGATGGGAGCGTGATCTAGGCGCAAAGATAAAAGCCAAGGCTGACGCGCTGGTTACCAGTCAGGCGGTTACCACTTCGGTTACCACGGAAAAGACGGTAACCGACAAAGCCATCGTAGACGCAAATGCCCAAGTAATCGCAAATATTCGTATTGCACACAGAACAGACATTGCCAGATCAAGAGCGTTAGCAATGTCATTGCTTAGCGAGTTAGAGCAACAAACAGAACATACCGATTTATACGAGCAGTTAGTAGATGCGTTAGCGGCGTCAGAAGAGAACATAAGCCAGCAACGCATGACGGCTTTTCGTAGAGCAATTGAGGTATCGGGCAGAACCAGCACAATGAAGCTGCTTTCCGATACGTTGAAAACATTGATTGCATTAGAACGTGAGGCTTATAACTTAACTGAGCCAGCAATCCAGATTAATAACGTGATGTCCAACAATATATCGGCAGGCGCAATGCAGGCCGAAATTGACGCGATAGCTCGGAGGCTGGACGCAGAGGTTTAACTGTGTCGCTCAAATACTCCGATGTTGAGATTGAAGCGGTGCGCAAAAAATCGCGGGAGGACTTTTACTTCTTCTCTCGTTGGATGTTCAAGGAACGAAAGGGCTACAACTGGCTGCGGGCGGATCATCACCGGACTGTTTGTGACGCGCTGGATCGCGTCGCGCTTGGTCGGACGAAACGCCTGATAATAAATATCCCCCCCCGGTATTCAAAGACCGAGCTCGCTGTGGTTAACTGGATGGCTTGGTGTTTGGGGATGTGGCCGGACAGCGAGTTTATTCACACCAGCTACTCCGCAAGGCTGGCTGGGAACAATGCGTGGCAATGTCGGGAGCTTGTAGCTTCTGAGCCTTATGGCGCGATATTCCCTGGCACAGAGCTGCGCGGTGACAGCAAGGCAAAGGACGAGTGGCGAACGACTGCCGGAGGCATTGTGTACGCTACAGGCGCAGGCGGCACGATCACCGGATATGGTGCAGGTAAGCATCGCCCAGGCTTCGGCGGCGCAATCATAATTGACGATCCGCACAAGGCTGACGAAGCGCGCAGCGATGTGATCCGCCAGGGCGTTATTGAGTGGTTTCAGAATACACTGGAAAGCCGGAAGAATAGCCCGGACACGCCGATCATTGTAATTATGCAACGCCTGCACGAGAAAGACCTTGCAGGATGGCTGCTGGCCGGCGGCAACGGTGAAGAGTGGGAGCACGTTTGTATGCCAGCGCTGCGCGACGATGGAACCGCGCTCTGGCCTGCTAAACACCCGGTTGATAAGTTACAGCAGATGCGTCAAGCATCGCCATACACGTTCGCAGGACAGTATCAGCAGCAACCAGCGCCCCCAGAAGGGAATATATTTAAGCCTGATCGCCTTGAAGTCGTTGACGCAATTCCGTCCGGCACGCGATTTGTGCGTGGGTGGGACTTCGCCGCATCTATTGAGGCTGTTGGCAAAGACCCTGACTGGACTGTTGGCGGGAAAATGGGTATCACACCATCCGGTCGGTGGATCATTGCAGACATCGGAAGGCTGCGCGGAGCTCCAGAAACAGTTGAGTCCGCGCTGCTAAATACCGCAAGGCGCGACGGTGCAGATACCCGCGTTCGCATCCCGCAAGACCCCGGACAGGCTGGAAAGTCACAGGCTGCGAACTTTACAAAGTTGCTCGGTGGCTTCGCTGTGTCTGCAAAGCCTGTTTCTGGCGACAAGATCATCAGAGCTGAGCCGTTTGCTGCGCAGGTCAACGTCGGAAATGTGATGATGCTGCGCGCAGAATGGAATGACACGCTGGTGTCTGAAATGCGCGTGTTTCCGAATGGGTCGCACGACGATCAGGTTGATGCGCTCGCAGATGCGTTTGATGAACTTAACATCCACAACTTTGGCTTGATTGATTACTACGAGCAAGAACTGGACAACAGAAAACAAACTAAGGATGAGTAAACCTATGAGCACAATCAGATTACATGCGCCAGCCAGCGGCATGAACAACAGCATTACTGTTAATGGTCGCACATACACAACCACACCAGGCACGCCTATCGATGTACCAGACTTCGACGCTTTCGTAATGCTGGCAAACGGCTGGACGGCAATTGACGTTGGCGCGGGTGTTGGCGCAACGGCCCTGCGCCCCAACCCTGCGAACAAGGGCGTGACGTTCCTCGACACCACAATTGGCGCGCATATTCAGTACGACGGCAAGACTTGGCGAAACCCTATCACTGGCGCGACGGTTTAATCAATGGCAGTTAAAACACCAATCGCGCCAGGCATTATCGCTCGCGTTGCGGCTGGCGTTCGTTACGCGGTCACGGGCAAGGATGTAAACGGCTGGTTTAGTCCGCTTGAGCCTATTGCGCCAGTCGTGCCGCAGTCACAGATGGAGAGCGTAGAAGGTCGCCAGTTCGATTACCCAGTCGGCTACAATACGCGCATCACACCGCGCCAAGATGAGACTGTCTCGTTTCGTCAGATGCGTGCGCTTGCAGATGGTTATGACCTGCTGCGCTTGGTTATTGAGACACGCAAAGATCAAGTGGCAAAAATGAAATGGACTATCAGGCCCGTTGATGATGACAAGACACCTGATGCGCGCTGTGACAACTTGGTTGAGTTTTTCCGATTCCCAGACCGTGAGAATAATTGGGATGACTGGCTGCGCATGCTGATGGAAGAATTGTTTGTCACAGACGCAGCGAGTATATATGTCAGGCCAACGCTGGGCGGTCAGCCGTTCAGCTTTGAAATAATCGACGGCGGAACGATTACGCGCAAGCTCGACGTGCTTGGTCGCACACCAATAGCACCCGATACCGCTTATCAGCAGGTTTTGCATGGCGTTCCTGCGGTTGATTACACCAGCGATGAACTTATCTACCAGCCACGAAACAAGCGTGCACATAAAGTTTACGGATATTCTCCTGTCGAACAAATAATCATGACCGTCAACATTGCGCTGCGCCGTCAGATTCACAAATTACAGTATTACACCGACGGTTCAGCACCAGATTTAATATTTAGCGTCCCTGACTCATGGAACCCTGACCAGATGCGCAAATTCAAGCAATATTGGGATGAGATGCTAGCTGGTAATACAGCTAACCGTCGCGGCACAATGTTTGTGCCAAACGGGACGAGCGTAATCAACACCAAAGAGTCTGCGCTCAAAGATGAGTATGACGACTGGTTGGCGCGTATCGTTTGCTATGCATTCAGCGTTCCGCCTACGCCGTTTATCAAGCAGAACAATAAAGCTACAGCTGAAAGTGCGGCAACATCAGCAGAGCAGGAAGGTTTAACGCCTATCCAGCAATGGATTAAAGGCGTAATTGACAAAATTATCGTTAAGTATTTCGGCTATGCGGATTTGCGCTTTGACTGGGTTGAGGATGTTGCGGTTGACCCGCTGGTGCAGGCTCAGGTTAATCAAATATATATTACCACAGAAGTAAAAACGCCTGACGAAGTGCGCGCTGAAATCGGCTTGGAGCCTCTTACACCAGAAGCGAGGGAAGCAGCGTTTCCGACACCCGCGCCACCAGTGCAATTATTCCAGCCACAAGCAGCAAGTGACCCAGTTAAGCCTAAAGACGATGGCGCAGCAACAAAGCATGAGCATATTCACAAAGACGACGACATAGACCCTAAAAAAAAAGCCCATCCACACTGATAGATCGTGAGCGCGATGCGGTTATCAATGCCGAGGATGATACGACTGAGGTCATGACCGTATTTTTCGCAAGCCAGACGGATGATGTAGCGCAGCAAATCAGCGCAAAGTTGGAAGATGGCATATCAGCTGAGGCGGCAATTGAGGCGCTTAGTTTCAAATCTTGGGCTGACTTGGCTGAAAAACTTGCAGGTAATCCAGGCGATGTAACAACTGATGCGCCAATGGCAGCTATCGCAAAGAATGGTGGCGAAGAAGCGCTGGTACAGATAAGCATAGGCGAGGCTGATACGTTCAGCGTAGTCAACGCCCAAGCCGTCGAATGGGCGCAAGCAAGAGCTGCTGAGATGGTCGGCATGAAGTGGGTGGACGGTGAGCTAATACCAAACCCTAACGCCATCTGGCAGATAACCGAATCAACCCGCGACATGATCAAAAACGTCGTGCTACTAGCAGAACAAGAGGGTTGGGGTGTTGAGAAACTAACCAAAGCATTGATTGAAGATTATGCGTTCTCTAAAGCGCGTGCGCGAATGATTGCGCGTACTGAGATCGCAGCGGCTGACATGGCTGGCAGCATGATTGCTTATCGCGCAAGCGGCGTGGTGACGCACAAGGAATGGCTGACCGCCGCTGGGTGCTGTGAGATATGCGAGGCACTGGACGGCGTTACTGTCGCGCTGGATGACGAGTTCCCAGATGGGGCAGGTGACGCACCGCCACTGCATCCTAATTGCAGATGCTCAGTTTTGCCTATTACAGATTAACAAGGAGCAGCACATGAAACTTTACGCAGAAATTAGCAAAACAGAAGCAATGGACGACGGTACTATCAAGGTTTGGGGATACGCATCGAGCGAGGCCGTGGACAGTGACGGTGAGACAATCACCGCCGACGCAATGAAAGCCGCGCTACCTGACTATCTAAAGTTTGGCGCGGTACGTGAAATGCACGGCTCAAACGCGGCTGGCACAGCAATCGAAGCCAGTGTAGGCGATGACGGTCGCACATTCTTCGGCGCTCACGTTGTTGATCCTGTCGCGGTGAAAAAGGTTAACGCTGGTGTTTACAAAGGCTTCAGCATTGGCGGCAAGATAACAGGCCGCGACAATGTAAATAAAACAATTATTACCGGCTTAAAACTGGTTGAGGTGTCGCTAGTTGATCGCCCTGCGAATCCTGATAGTGTTTTCACCATGTTCAAAGCTGAAATGACTAATGGCGACGTGGTTGAGCCTGTAGAAGTGTCGGCTATTGATGAAATCGCCGAAATGCTCAATAAGGGTGAGATTAGCGCTGAACGTTTGCTTGAGCTTGCCAAGAAAAAAGATACCAGCGCAGAGGATGCGCAGGCTGTCGCAGATGCCGCCAGCGACGCCGCTAATAATTCCAGCAAAGCGGCAGACAAAGCCAGCGACAAGGCTGACGCATCGGATGATAAAGGTGATGACGACGCAGCCGCAGACGCACATCAAGCCGCAGCCGAAGCGCATAGCAAGGCCGCGCAACTCGCCACATCAAAACAAAAGCAGCGTATGCACCAGCGCAAAGCACAATCACACTCAAGTCAAACATGGTCGCATAAAGGCGAATCAGTTGGCGACTTGGTAAAAGCTGAGGAATTGACTAAGGCTGCTGGCGATCTGGACTTAGCGAAAGCAGAGATTACCAAGATTGTAAGTGAGCGCGATGAACTGACAAAACGCGTCAAAGAACTTGAGGCAATGCCAGCACCAGGCAAAGCGCTATTAAAAGCCGTATCAGTCAGCAAAGCACAAGACAATGCCGAGCATATCGAAACCGCAGAGCCAACAGAAGTACGCAAAGCGGATGGTACGCTGGATGCAGAAAAAACCGCAACACTGCTTATCAAGCAGGCTCATAAATCACCCATGCGATTATCAATCTAACCTTTTAACCACTTAACCCAACCCGCCCTGCGCGGGTTTTTTTACGCCTGTTCTATGCCCGCCTCGTGCGGGTTTTTTTATGCCCGAAAGGAACATCATGCAAGTAAATACCAATCAAACAATCGAGCTGTTAAAAGTGGCACAAGGCAGCCCTATGGCTGACGATATAAGCAAAGCGTTTACTCAGTCTGGTTCTGCAACTACTGGTTTAACGCAATACGACTTACAAGCACCAGCGCTGACTTTATATCCAGTGCTGACCCCTTTGCGTAACCGCATTCCTCGTGTTTCCGCTGCTGGCGGTACGCAAGCCAACTGGCGCGCAATCACGGGCATTAACACAGCAATGCTGTCCGCCGGATTAGGTGAAGGTTCACGCGCTGGCGTTATCAGTACAGCTGTATCTAACTATTTAGCCGCTTACAAAGGGTTAGGCTTGGAAGATTACGTCACATTTGAGGCGGACTTTGCGGCTGAAGGTTTTGATGATGTGAAAGCCCGTGCTGTGCAGGGTCTGTTACGCTCCATCATGATCGGCGAAGAAAATATCATGCTGGGCGGCAATACATCATTACAGCTTGGTGTGACTGGTACACCATCAACTTCAACCGCAACCACTGGCGGCACATTAGCAGCTCAAACGTGGTCTGTTAAGTGCGTGGCGTTAGGCTATGACGCTTACTGGTCTGTTGCTGGCCTGAATAACGGTCAAACAGGTAACGCAATGCCGACTAACTTCTCCGGCGTGTCATTGCCAGCTGGCGTTACTCGTACCAACGCTGACGGCACAACTTCAAGCTATGGCGGCGGATCTGCACAAGCATCTAGTGCAGCATCTCAAATTACCACTGGTTCTACATCAACCATCAGCGCATCCGTTGCACCAACCGCTGGCGCTTATGCTTATGCATGGTTCTGGGGCTTGGCTGGTTCTGAAGTGTTGGGCGCGATCACTACGATCAACTCTGTGCTTATTTCTGCCGCATCTACTGGCACACAGAACGCGACTGCATT